TAGCGGTACGAGGTTAGCACCAACTTTGACAAGTATCTGTCCCCCTGGTTTAATCCCGTAGCGTAAAGCTGCATCAAGACCGGATCTAACAGCCGGCAAGACCGCACTATCTGTGAATTTTTGCATGACTCTCAGGGAATCATTCACGATTGCTACCGCATCATTAACAACCTCTACGAACACATCTTCTTGGTTTGGCATCTCTTCGCCGAAATAATGACCAACTCTCTCTAACATCTGATCAAACCCCGAGGGACGTTCAGGTGCTCTCGGAGGAGCGGCAGGTATGTTTTGGCGAGGCGAACCTATCTCAATAATTTCGGGTTCATTTTCTCTGGCTGGGGGCTCGGGTATCAGGGGTCTTTCAGCAGGAGGCGGATTTCTAGTACCAAAGAACATATCGTAAGTATCTGGAGAGAGCAATTCATCGTCTGGATCAAACGGTACTGCTGGTAAATCTTCAGCTGGTATGGGTTGGAAATCCGCGGGTTGTGCTGGGTTTACGTTCGGGGCTTCGAAAGCAGGTAAGAAACCCGGGCGTGGTATACGTCTACGTCCATTACCATCATCCCCACCACCGTCACCGCCACCGTCACCGTCAGGACGAGGGGGTAAGTTAGGAGGAAAATTGTCGCCACCACCACCGCCACCGCCACCGCCACCGCCACCGCCACCGCCACCACCGCCCCCACCTGGCCCGTCCCTGGGGATAGGCTGATATCCAGGGAAGTTGCGTGCAGCACCGATACGTCGCCACTGAGGGTGTGAGTTTACAACCTTACGCATGTGTCTTTCTAAGTCTTCGTTCGATATGATCATAAAGGAGCCGGAGCGTAACTGAGATTCGATCAAATCATAGACGATGTAAGCTTTAAGGCAAGGTTGAAATACTCGCCGGTACCCGGCAGCATTCGTCACGGCTGTGTTTAGAACGGTGAGCAGTAGCCTACCGATAGCTTTAACAGTCCCTTCTATCTTCATTATGGCGGTTAAAATAACAGTTTTGGTTTGCTGAGTATTGGCGGGATTCAGGTAGATGCTAATAATCTTGTTGTACTGTACAACAACATCCTCGACTACCCCGATGTTCTCCCCCACATCGGTGGAATTCGCTCTAACCATCTTGTCTAACTCGTAGAGTTTCTTCTCCAAAAGCACTCTGAAAGTACCGACCAATTCGTTGGTCGCTCCGATATCCTCAGCATTCAATTGGCTGTATGTCTGTGGTTCCTCGTAAGACTCTTTATTCTTAAGAGCTATCTCGTAGGCTCTCTTATTCATGTCTTTATCGTAATCTAAGACTTCATTGATTTGGTTTAATCTCAAGGCGTTTAGAATTGGCATTAACTATATACTTATAGTTTAGATTTTTATTAAATTAATTTTTTAGTTTTTGATTTAGCTTTCGACCCACCCTTTTTCGGTAGCGGTTTTGCCTCCCCCGCTTCCTTACTGTACTTAGCCTTTAATGGTTTGACGTTACCCGTAACCGTCGTCTGGGGACCTAAAGTGTCTCCAACCACCGCGTCGGCTGATTTCAAGGATAGTAAAGAGCCACCTTTTTCTTTCGGCTTGTATAGGCCATGTTCCTTGACATATTTTGATGCGTCGATCAGCTTCAACCCCTTTTCTTGCATGATTTGTCTCACGATTTTCGCCCGATCTGTTTCCGCTCTCTTCATCTTAGCTCCACCGTGAACAGCGGGCATAGGCGTGGTCTTGGTTTCGTCGGCCGGGGCTTCGGTCTTCGGCACGAGCTTTGCTTTAGCCTTCGATTTTCGTTTAGCCCTCGGTCTATCACTCGGCTTGTATAATCCGTGCTCTTTTACGTACTTGGAAGCTTCTATCAGCGAAAGGTTCTTCTCTTTCATTATCTCTTTAACTATCTCGGCTCTTGTTTTCCCGCTCCCTAAGCCGAGCAATAGTGGGGCGTACGGAGCAACCGCCGAGGCTACATCGCCGACTGTTTTAACAACATCTTTTAGATCTCCGCCCGACATCCCGCACCCCTCCATAGCCCCCGCGCTCATACCACCGGCACTCAAGCCACCGGCACTTATGCCGCAGCCCTCCTCCAAGGGTTTACCGCCCGCACTCATTCCGCCGCCGCTTAAGCCCTGACCTTCGTCTAACGGCTTCTTCTTGCTCCTTCGCGGCTTTATAACATCATTCTTCGTTTTCTCGTATCCTAAGTCGTGTAGTGTGGTCATCTCGTGGGCGTTACCCCCAACAATATCGGGATTCTCGGCCAGAGTGGCCGCATGCTCGTATTGACCAACGATGTCGTAGTTGGTGGGCTCGTAATAGTTATCGTTGGACTGGTCTTCTTTTCGAATGTGATTCAAATAGATTGTGTTCAATCTATTTGAAACTCTTTGGTTTATGGCATTATTATATGGCATGGTGAAATTATTATATATATTTATATGTAGAAAAATAATATTATATAAATGATGAAACAAACTCAGCAACAATATCATCGTACGTTAAACCGTACTCGTCTTTGATATGGTTCATGTAGGATGTGTAAGCTTCGAGGTCAAAGTCGTTATGTTTCAGACGGTATATTCTATGCACGCAGTGGTCGCCGCAGGTGGAGATCTCCTTCTTCATCGATTGAAACTTAGTCTTATTGTAGACAACCTTGTGGTCGCTCTCGCTGAACAAGTTGCCCAACAGGGGTTTCTCTTCGTGGAGCTTGTGTTTGGCATTGCTGCTGATCCAGTCTAATTCGTTATCGTACTTAATACCGTACGGATCGAACCATTCAACATAACTGTCATACTTTAATATAGCGGTCCAATGGCCGCTGTTTTCTTCCAACTCGTAGAGCACTATACAGTAGTCTGTGTGTTTCGGCAATAAATCATCGATACTAGAATATTTAGCTAATTCCGAATACTTTAATATCTTTGTATCTTTACCCAAAATGTGTCTAATATCTTCATCGCTCAGTGGTTCTAGCTCCTTATCTTTTAACGCTTCCATATAACTAAGTTACATTTTTATATTTACATTAAACGATCTTGTAATTTCGGTTTGTCGTGTGGATGTTTGGAATATCCAAGGGCGCCGAGCACCTTAGCCCCGGTCTCCGCGATAGGATGGTTTATATGCTGTAGAGCTGTCTTAACATGTGGCAGTTTAGAGCTGATCCAATGAAGACCCGATTTAAGAGAGTCCAAGAACGATCCACCCACGAGCCTTTTGACAGTGTCGTGACTGTAAGGCTCTTGTTGGAGTGTATCTAAAACATCGGCCTTGGTGAGTAACCCTACGAAAGTTGACGAGCTGCCCTTCTCGTTCACCATGCATCCAGATAGGAGAGGCATGATGATTAGCTCTGTATTCGCGCTAGTGAAATCAACGGCTTGATTGTTTGTACAGTTAACCGTCATAGACAAGTTAAACTGTCCCAGAGAGCCCGGGGCGTAGTACTCATCGGAAAGTTGGATAACTCTAGCGAAGTCTAGGACGAGAATGCTTCCAGTGGTAGGGATATATTTGAAACCGTAGAAACTAGCACCCCCAACATTCCCCACAGCTCCGACACCGTGTAAACCGATTGGCTCACTAGCCTCTGAAGGCGCACGAATGTCGACACTTCTGCCTGCCGCAGATATCGTTAAGCCTTTGAATTCCTCCCAGGTTAAGTTGTTTAACCCGGAAGCGACACTTGCTTCATACAATTGTTCGGGAGTGTACGATGCAAGAAGACCGGACTGATTGTTCCAATTGATGGATATCTTATTTATGGTCAGGTAATTGTCCGTATCGCAGCAGGTGAGGCTCGCGTTCGTCCTTCTCACGAAGATTATCAACTTATCTGGGATAACCGATAATTGAATGGACGAACTTACAAAATCTAGGGTTGGAGCTGGTGGATAGGAACCATCCGCTCGAATAACACCTACAGCAGCTGCTACTGTGTTGAAACCGGTAGACCTATAGATAGGAAATTCGTAGTACGGTACCACGTTGCGGCTCTCCAACATATCTGAGGGCTTAGGAGTGTAGAATTTGAAGAAGAGTTGTGATTCGTCAAAGCTCACCACCGTAGCAGTTTTAGTATAGTTCGCAGCAGTCGAAATAGATCTCCATGCGCGGTTTGCATTAGGTAGCATGTTCATCTGAAAGGTCATGTTCTGTATCCCGTAAATTCCTTGTTTGGCGTCCTGACATCCGAAAGTAAACGGACTGATGAGTAGAGGTTCGATCACTCGGAATTGTACGTATACCGTGGTATCTGTAAGTAATGGTACATGAGGATTAGTCCCATCGGCGTTACCGGCCCAGATCCGTAGAAGTTGCCAACTGCCCCTAGGTTTGTGATACCATGTGGAACATGCGGGGCGATTCATATCATATGCTAAAGTGTTATTGGGATATGATACAAATGGTTGCGCAGTGTATCCGTTGGTTACCATAGCTTGACCACCTACTACCGCTTGAGGATTAGCTTCGTTAGCATGACCGGCACTGATTATGTTATACACCGCCGGTAAAGTATTAGGATCTGCACCAACAGCGCCAATCACAAATGGTAATTTCTGAACACCATCGCGATAATTTCCCAAGTAGTCCAAACTGGTTGGGGTTAAACAATCGTATCTGGCCGTTTCTTCCGGATCTAGTAACCTGAGCAGTGGGGCCAAGGTATCGGCAACGTTCATAGAAACGGTGTTATTGTTAATGGTACAGGTCATGTTTTGAACGAGGCTGTGAAGT